GTATGCACATCGACTTCGCCAAGCGGGGTACACATCTCAACACATCGATTTGTTGTCCCTCTCTGCGGAACCTCGATACTACCTCGGTGTTGAATGTAAAAGCGCGGTAGAGAAAGACGCGAATGGGCGCCCCTTCAGCATTTTGTACTTCTCACGCTACTTCACAATGGCAAAAGACGGCCACCAAGTAACACGCACGTGTGAATACCTCGCAAAAACAGGGCTAAAAGGATACTTAGCAATGGAAATCCGCGCAAGACCGAAGAATCATATTTATTTCATACCGTTTGATGTTGTTGAGGAAAACTACGTGAAAGGGTTAAATGGGTTGACTCGTGAAGTGATTGAATCCTACCCGGATGTGTTAGATGTGGGGGTTGAAGGCGTATTGTGAGTCCTTGTGAAATCTGTGTCCACTTCCAAGAAGACGAACGCGACGGTTTGGTGTACTGCTCTGCACCTGATACGGTGATATTCGATTACAGACCGTGTTTGAGTTACATAAAGAGGTGAGGTAGATGGGAAAGCCAGCAAATTACTGTGGAGTTACAGGGAAACCGTGTGAGCACAGGACACACATGGCTACTAGTAGCGATTGTGCCGAATGTCGTTATATGTTTTTGTTAAACGCAATAGAAAACTTACGAAAGGAGATACGTAAAAATGGGAAATAAACTATATCATGAAGTAGACGGAAAGAAATTTTATTTAGGCTGTAACCGTGACCCCGCGCATAAGGACGCTAAACTATTGTTAAGCCGCGAACAGATTGAAACCCTACCTGCGAGTTATATAATCAAAGATGGGACTCCTGTTGGGAATCAGGGGAATCTTGGCTCTTGTACCGCCAACGCCGCCGATAATGCCAGCAAGATACGGAGTTATACAGCCATAGGAACATACTTCAACGGCTCGAGGATGCAGGTGTACCAATGCGCCCTTGCCCACGACGGGAATCCCATGCAGGACGTTGGGTCTTCGTTGAGTACGGTGGCATACATCCTTGAGAACATAGGCATCGCGCCAGAAACTGAGTTCCCATACACCGCGCAACTCGGCACACCCGTCCCAACAAAAGTCCTCAACGACGCAGCAAAGGACAAAACCACCAAAGCAACACGACTCGACGCCAATGACCAATCAATTACACTCGCCAACATAAAGGCAGCCATCGCGCCTAACGCCGTTCTCCCCCCGTGTTACCCCGTCATGTTCGGCTTTGACGTGCCAAATTCCTTCTTTAACACAGGTAGTGACGGCAACATGCCCACACCTAGCGGCGGAATCGCAGGAGGGCACGCGAATGTGTTCATCGGCTATGACGACAACCATGTAGGCAATTACGACGGTTCAAAAGGCGCGTTGTTTGCTAAGAACAGTTGGGGTACTGGATGGGGTGCGAACGGGCTGTGGTGGATGCCGTACTCGTTCTTTGATAATGTTTCGTACGAGTCAGGCGACGCATGGGCAATCATTACAGAGTCGGATTTCGTAACTCCGCCGCCAGCGTCAGTGCAGTTTGCTTCAACGCCTAGCATACTACAATAATAAGCGATGACCCACGAAGAATTAGACAACATGATGATGTACTACTGTATTATACTGGCAGTAGTGCTTATCATCTATATGTGGATAAACCCGCTAAGATGAGAAAATGACGCAAGAAGAAGTCTACAACTGGTTAGCAGAATTTATCGTAATCGTAGCCGGAGTGTTGGTCGCTGAGTTACTCTATGCTGCGTTAGTTCACTAATCGGCACTACCATCAATCAGTTGGTTGTGTTCAGTAAACATGTCAAAATAGAGTCGGTAGACCCCACTATACCATACAGTCAGCACAGAACGCACACCTTCATCATCCAACGCGTCAATATCCCCCTCAATATCGCGCAAATCCGCGCCAATGGACTCTAAAATGCTCGCTTGGTATTCAATGTTGTCAAGGGGGTTATCCTGTCTGATGTAGGTCCAGTGGGTGTTTCCTTGCAGCTCTCGCTCCACCTTATAAAGTTGGTGAGCAATCCTCATTATGCGCGTCTGTTCGGTAGGGTGCTGTACATCAGATAGAAAAGGAAGCATGATAGTCTTTGCCACTCTCTAATCTATAAAACGCGGTATTTAAAGTTGTTTAATTTAGACATGGCTAACAAGCCGCAATTAAGTAACGCTTAAATAGGCTTCAATGACCATTTTAACATGCATAGAGTTAACCTAGCTGGAGCTATTTCTTGACGAATCCGTGGGAGAGACTAGAAGACAAAGAGACCTCAAAAGCTTACGCTGCTTTTTGTGTTTATCGCGATTTAGGTCAAGAACGCACGTATGATGCGGTAGCAGAACATTGCAGTAAGTCTGTGTCTCTTATGAACAAATGGGGCGGCAAATACGACTGGGTTGAACGCGCCAGGCAATACGACGCCCATCTCCTCGCCAAAGACCAAAAGAGATTCGAGGCCAAACTCGCAAAGTTCCGAGAAGAAGTCACCAACGAGGCAATAGAGATTAGAAAGCGCTCTGCTGAGTTTATGAAAGATGACAACCCATCCCCACGCTCAACGACCGACCGCTGGGTAGCGGCGACTGATGTGGTGCTGAAGGTTAACGGTTTGGACAAGCCACAGAAGACTGAGCACTTGGGGGAGATTAAGATTACGATTAATAAAGAGGTTGTGCCTTGATTGCTCAGGAATACGCACGTGAAATAGACGTATCCGAATGGCCGCAGCCTTCTTTTGAACCTGTTTTCACCTCACGAGCGCGGTATCTTGTTATATTTGGAAGTGCCGGTGCGGGGAAGACGTACAGCGTCGCGCAAAAACTCCTTGTCCGTTGTCTTTTATACCCAAACAACCGCGTCATAGCCATCCGTAAGTATGGCCCGTCACTCCGCATTACATCATTCAAGCTCTTTTGCGACTTAATCGCTGAGAAGCGTATTCCATGTTCGATTAACAAGACCGACATGAGCATCCACTTCCCAAACGGCTCAAGTATCCAGTGCATACCAATCGTCAACACGGCCCAAGGAGAAGCAGCGGACCGCATCAAATCGTTGACAGATGTTACCGATATATGGATTGAAGAACCCACAGAAATCCGCAAGGAAGAGTTTGAGATGATTAAACTCAGACTGCGCGGTGCACCACTCAAGAACAATTACCGCCAACTACTCCTTACTTTCAATCCAATCGACCAGAACCATTGGTTGAATTCCTACTTCTTTTTAAGTCAGCCCGAAGACGTAGAGATACAACATTACACCTACAAAGATAATCAGTTCTTAGACGCTGAATACGTCAAGTCTTTGGAAGAGCTGGAAGGTATAGACTCGAATCTTTACACTATCTACACTCTAGGTGAATGGGGTAAACTCGAAAACCAAGTCTACACGAACTGGACCCAAGAACTCTTTGGTTACCAATACGAAGACTTTGACGCTACTATTGCCGGTGCAGATTTTGGCTACGAGCACCCGTGTGCGTTCGTGCTACTCGGTATAAAAGAACACACACTCTATATCATCGATGAGCTCTACATGCGGGGGGTTCTTACTTCTGATTTTATTACCGCGATTAAAGCTAAATTAGAAGAGCACATCCCGGACCGGCGATTACACCGACAAATCCCCATATATTGCGACGCAGCTGAGCCAGCGCGAATCGCAGAGATGAAGCAGTCTGAGTTGAATGTATACCCTGCTAAGAAGGACGTCTTAGACGGAATAAACACAGTAAGGCAATACAAGATTGTCGTAAACCCTAGGGCTGTTAATTTTGTTAAAGAAATACACGGATACACCCGCCAACGCGACAAAGACGGAAACATCCAAGAATTACCCGACAAGAAGCGTGGCTTCGATGATTTGATGGACAGTTTAAGATATAGTTGTTATTCGTACACGCTCAAGGGCCGTCGCGGTGGTCGTGTGATTGCGCCGGTGATTGTAGGCGAAGACGGCGGGCGTTGGAGGGACTTACGATGAGTGACTGTAGGCAGTGGTGCACAATTCAGGGGTGGTGTTCGCAATGCCACGCACAGGCCAACCAATCACGCAAGTTATCATCTTACGGAGAGAGAAAATCACGTTGGTCAAGGCGCACGTGCGTTTCTGAATTGAAGTGATTATTCTGATGATTAGCTGATGATTAAATGATGATTGCATTCGAAAGGTTCAAAAGGTTTTAACAAAATGCCACCTAGAAAAAAGAAGATAACAAAAGAAGATGCTGAGCGGATAGCTCTGGAGAAGCTGTTCCCACCTAGAAAAAAGAAGATAACAAAAGAAGATGCTGAGCGGATAGCTCTGGAGAAGCTGTTCCAGTCACTTCGGGGTCGAATATGCCGGGTCTGAACCCTGCTGATTTCCCGTCACTTGATTCGCAAGGGGCGTCAATCTCGCGACCAAGTAACATAAATTACTTTGCCGAGTACGGCACGACCGGCCTTTTCCGCCTCGGTCCTTATATTTGGGAAGAATGGCTCCCAGAACTCCAACAGCA